GTGGAAGAAACCAAGAAACCGACAGCGGACGAACCGGAAGAAACTGCGGAAACGGTGGAAGAAACCAAGAAACCGACACGCAGAAAGAAAGAGGACTGATACAATGGATAGTTTGAGTACAGCAAAAATGTTGTTAGGAATTAAGGACGACGGGCAAGATTACCTGTTGTCCTTTTTAATTGGCGATATGGAAAATCTAATAAATTCATATTGTCACACAGCCGAAGTACCGACAAAGCTACAAAGTCTTGTGCCTCAAATGGCGGCGGAAATGTACCGCCGAAAATGGTACGGACAAACAGCCGCACCGCAAGTCATAAAGTCTGTTACAGAGGATAAACGTAGCGTATCATTTGAAACGTCGTCAGTGTCAACCGACACCGACGAATTTTTGAAAGAATACGAATCACGTTTAAAACCGTACCGCTGTAAAAGGGGGTTTTTGCCAAGTGACATCAGCAAACGAAAACTATCGGAACATATTTAGCACGTCTAATAACAAAAATAGCGTGTTTAATAACATATTTAGCGTGTTTGATAACACAACGGCAAAAATCGCCGTAAAAGGAAATTATGACGATTACGAAAACACATACGACATCATAGAAAAAAGTACCGTCACAGGCGATTTACAACCGTACAGCGGGGATATGGCGTCAAAAGATTACGGACTGCAAATTGATTGTCAGTATGTGTTTTATTGTCCCCGTAATTCAGATATAATGGTCGGTGCGTATCTGATAACAGATACAAAAACCTATGAAGTCACATATGTAGCTGATTGGAATATGGGATTGCAAGTGATGTTAAAGGGGGTAAAGCTGAATGGTAGACGTAAATAAAATTATCCGCGATATTTTAGTATCTATGAATTTAGAGGACGTCACCGTTTGTTTTTATCACCCGGACGAAAAACAGGAACTGCCCGTTATCAGCTATTATGAAAATACGACAACGACAGGTTTTTGCTATGACAATGCGGAACAGGCACAGAACACAGCTGTATCAATAGATATATGGGCGAACGGCGGCGGTGAATGCAGTCGAATAGCGATACAGGTTGATACGGCTATGCAGGCGGCAGGGTGGTATCGTGAATTGTCACGAGATATGCCACCCGAAAACGGCGTAAGACACAAAGCAATGAGATTTTCAAAACAAGTATATTTTTAGGAGGATTTAAAAAATGGCAAATGAAAATACAGTAGTTAAAAAACCGTCGACAACAATAGGTGTTGACAAATATACATTTTTCAAGGTTGACCAAGATACAGTGACAGAGCTAACCTACGGCACAGGCTATACGTTGCCGGGTACTGTTCAAATCACACCAACCGACAGCGGTAACAGTGATACGTTCGACGCTGATAATAACGCATACGAAGTCAGCACATATATTGAAAAACCGGGACACGACATTGAAAATGCAGACATTCCACCACAGGTTGACGCTATGTGGCGTGGTTTGAAAGTCGACGAAGTCGGCGGTATCGCAGTCAATAACAAGACAGAGGCTCCGTATTTTGGTGTAGCGTGGAGAACAGAACACAACAACGGTTCGTACAGATATTTCAGAACCTACAAGGGTAAATACAGTTTTGCGTCTAACGTTGGCGGTAAAACAAAACCGTCAAGCGGAAGTGTAGACCACCAAACAGCCAAGGCGACATTTACAGCGGTCACACCGGATAACAATGACGATATGTATTATTACATTGATGATACAGATTTGACAGCAGAGGGCAAGGCTGAAATCGCTACAAAGTGGTTTGAGGATATGAAGTATAAGCCAACGGCAGAACAGTTAAAAAAGGAACAATCACAGACAGTATAATTACGACATAAAATCATTAAAAGAGGGGACACTAATTAGTTTTAGTGTCCCTAAATTTGTATTAAGAAAGGGAATATATTATGCAAAAAGTTTTATCGTTTACAGAGGGAAAGAAAAAGTACGTATCAAAGCCGTTCGATTTCGAGGCTATGTGTTTAATACAGGAAATTCACGTTACAAGGGAAACGGACAGTATCGGCAGACTATGTGGTGGAGCAGTAGACCACCTATTTGAGGGAACAGAGGCAACACAAGATGTGTTAGACAGAAATCCTGCCGAAAAAATGCAAATGTGTAAGCAAGCGTGGATATGGTATATTGAGAATATGACAAGAAAAAACGTCGAAAGTCCGCAAGAACCGGAAACAGTGACAGCGGACAAGAAAACAGAGAAAAACTAAGAGATATTTACGCTGTTATGTTTAAAGCACATCATTTAATGCCCGACGTGGTAGGCAGGCAAGACCCGACAGTGTTATTTGAAATGTTGGACGCATTGAGTGAAGAAAACAATAACAGCGGCGGAAATACAACGCAAAATAACAGAACAGTAGCCGACAGTCCGTATTTGCGGGCTGTTTTTGGTTAATTAGGGGGTGTTTTAATGGCAGATATAGGCGAAATTACAGTGCGAATAACGGGTGACGCGTCGGATTTGGCGGCTACATTAGGCAGTGCTAAAAATCAACTGGCGGATTTTGCGAATATACAGGCGAGTAGCGGTACAGCCGGAACAAAAAGTTTAGAAAAATACAATAATCAGCTAAAGACGACTGAAAGCACTATAGCAAAAAGCCGTAAAACACTGCAAGAAACTAAAAAAGCATATGAAGATAACGTTAAATCTGTAGACAAGAATGTAAATGCGTTGAAAATGCAGAAGTCAAGCATTGAAAATATGATTTCTGCGAAAAAAAATGAGATAAACACATTAGAAAACGCAAATAAAATTGTCAACAAGGGTAGTACGGCCTATATGGACAATCAACGCGCTATACAGTGGACTACTACTGAATTGAACGCATTGGAAAAGCAACATAAAAAAGTAAGTTCGGCTATCCAAGAGCAACAGAATAATTTAACTAACAGTAAAAAGGCGTACGAGGACGCACAAACAGCAGTCAGCCAAGCTACAAAACAGTATGAAGAATACGAAAAGGGAGTAAAAGCTGCCGAAAAAGTCGCAAATGCCGAGAGGTGGCAACAGACTGGAAAGGGTTTAAAAGAAGTCGGCGAAAGTATTGATACAATCACAAAACCGATACAGTATGCCGCAACGGCGGCGTTGGGGTTAGGTTCTGCGTCAGCTATAGCGGCAGTCCAATTTGAGGACAATTTCGCGAATGTTAAGAAAACCGTTGACGGCACGCCTGAACAATTAGAGGACATTCGTCAAAAGATAATACAGATGTCCACGACAGGTGTCAACGGACATTCGGCCATTCCACAGACAACGGCAGAATTAAATGAACTTGCGGCGGCAGGCGGTCAGTTAGGTATTACAACCGATAATATCGTTGATTTTACCGAGGTAATGGCGCAAATGGGTTCAGCCACAAACCTTGTCGGCGAAGAAGGTGCCGCAACATTGGCACGTTTTCAGAATGTTATGGGTGTCGGTCAAAACGAAATCCGTAATATCGGTAGTGCAATCGTCGATTTGGGTAACCACAGTGCGACAACAGAATCAGAGATTGCGGCAATGGCATTGCGTATGGGTAAATACGGTTCATCTGTACGAATGTCAGCGGCGGACGTGTTGGGTTATTCTGCCGCACTATCATCATTAGGCATTGAGGCACAAATGGGCGGTAGTGCGATAGGTCGTACGTGGCTATCCATAGAAACAGCCGTTGCAAGCGGCGGAGAGGGCTTGACGAAATTCGCAAAGTATAGCGGTAAAAGTGCGGAAGAGTTTAAAAAGCAGTGGAATACTGACAGCTCCGGTGCATTTAACGGACTGTTAAAAGGCTTGCAGTCTGCCGAGAACTTAACATTGGCATTGGACGATTTGGGTATAAACAATACCCAAGATATTCAAGCAATGATGGCATTAGTCAACGGCTACGATTTAGTAACCGAGAGTGTCAATCGTTCAAACACCGCATACAAAGAAAATACGGCATTGCAAGAAGAATTTGACGCCAAGGCTGAAACAACAGCGAGTAAATTGTCTGTTGCAAAGAATAACGTTGTTGAAATTGCACGTTCATTCGGTGATTTAATGTTGCCGACTATTGTTGATGTATCAAACGGCGTGTCGCAGTACACACAAAAAATTGCGTCAATGGACGACGCGCAAAAGAAAAACATAATTACCGCCGGAGCGACTGTCGTTGCAATGGGGGCGATAACAAAAGGTTCGACAGGACTAATCAAATGGGCGGGTAAC